GGCGGCCCCGGCGGCGGCCCAGGCGGCGGCCCTGGCGGCCCCGGCGGCGTCCCCGGCGGCGGCCCTGGCGGCGGCCCTGGCGGCCCCGGCGGCCCTGGCGGCGGCCCAGGCGGCCCCGGCGGCGTCCCCGGCGGCCCCGGCGGCGTCCCTGGCGGCGGCCAACCGATCTTGCGCAGCCTCGGCGATCTCGCGGCTCAGGACCGGAGGCAGCCCACTGAGGGCCTGAGCGTGCTCGCGCAACGACGGCGTGAGTCGCATGAACGCTGGGGCGCAGACCCGGATCAGCCAGTCGGTCGCCAGCCATGCGCGCCGTTCTTCGACATCGGGCGTCGAATGGGTGCCGACCAGGCGCGGCAGGAACGGTCGTAGCAATCGGCCTCGCGTCTCGTCATCCGGCAGGCCATCATTCCACGCCCGCACGAAGGCGCCGAGCACCGGGCAGGTGCACTTCGGGTGGTCGCTGTGCGCCTCGTCGGCGAGCCAGGCAACCAGTTCGAGCGCACAATGGCCGTCGTCGAGGTCATCGTGCTCGCCGCAGTGGATCGGCACGTCGCTCAGTAGGCGGAGTCTCTCGGCGACGGGGATGTCGTGCAGGTTCATCAGGCTTCCCTTTCGTGGTCCAACGAGGGACCGATGCGGATGTGGACACCGGGCGCCTCCATGGCGCCGGCGGCGGAGTCAAAAACGTGGAAGCGCTTGCGCGCGACCATCCAAACGACCTGGCAGTCGTCGGCGAAGGCGATCCCGTTGAGCCCGTCGATCGCAGCGCGCGCGAGCTTGTCGAGGTCACCGAGGTTGTGCCCGGGCACCGGCGGCGCAACGCTCGACAGCTTGCCGGCCTTCGTCCAGTGCGTCTTCGCTCGAGCGAAGACGAACTCGAGGACGATCTCGACCGGCCCCTCGATCGGCATTGCGCAGACACCGCGTGCCGTGGCGGCGACCAGCTGCTGCCAGAGCTTCTGAGCCGGCGTATCGTGGATCACCACCGCCCGCTTGAGCGGCCGGCCGAACCGATCGCGCGAGATCGCCCGCGGCGACCCCTTCGGCCGCGGGCGCCCCGCCACGAACAGCTCGACGACGTCGCTCACGATTTGGCCCTCGGGTGACACCAGCACCCCGTTTGAGCGAGCGGCGGGACCCAGCACACCGACGGCCCCGAGACCAGCCGAGGCCGAGTCGGCGACCGGTGACGAAGGGCCGCGACGATCTCTCGCTGCTCTTCGGCATCGCGGATCGTTTCCCTGCACGCACGGCACAGCCGACCGAGCAGCGTCCGCCGCTCACACCTCGGGCAGCCCGACCAAATCAAGAGTCCTCCTTCGCCGGGCGCCTGCGCTTGAGTCGTTTGGCGATCCGCTTACCGATCGCCTCGCCGACCTTCGTTCCGATCTCGATCGCCGCGGCCTTGCCCAGCTCGGTCAGCAACTCCTTGGCCACACCCCGCGCGCTCACGCCCACCACCACGCGATCGCGATCAGCACGGCCACCGCGTACCCGAGCCGAACGACTGCGCTTGCCTTGCGCGCGGCCAGGTCCTCGCTCAGGACCGGGTATCGCTCGTGCCAGACGCTGATGTCGGAGCTCGTGTCCTCGTAGTCGTGCATCACGACTCGGCCCCCGCAGCAGCCTTGGGCGTGCCCTCGGCCTCGCCCTGGTCGTCGCGCTTGCCGCCGGCCACCGCGGTGAGCGCGCGGACCACCGGAACTGAGCCGAACAGTTTGTAGCGCAGGACGTAGCAGCGGAACTCGATCTGCCGTGCCTCTGTCCGCCAACGCTCGATCTCGAGCGAGTTGTCGAGCTCGGCCGCCAGCGCCGCGCGCACCTGCACCGCGAGCAGCGCGAGGCGACTCTCGAGTCGCGCCAACCTCCACCGTCGCCACCGCCTCACCACGAAGCCACCTCGCCGAGGGTCCCGCCGCTGCCGCGGATGACCCGCAAGTGCTTGAGCAGCTCGAGCTCGTTGGTGACGTGATACGAGCACCGGCGAGAAAAGACGCTGCGCTCGAGGTCGCCGAGCCAGACGGTCCAGATGCCCGGCGTGGCATTGGCGAAGCCGAGCTCGTAGCCGGCGCCGAAGCTCACGATCGACGGCTCCTCGGGTGCCATGACCACGAGGACATGGCTGCGCACGATCGCCGCCTCGTTCGCCGCGGCCGCCGCGTTGGCGACCGCCCCCGGTACGCCGGCGTTGGCAGCGCCGGCCTCGGCGATCCGCTCGACCCACTCCGAGGTGACCTCGAAGCCGGCGACTCTGAGCGCCGACATGAGCTGCTGCGCTCGACGTAGCTCTAGTGGCGCGCTCGACGCCGCGACGTAAACCCTGATCGGCCTAGCCGGCCGCTCTCTCGACGACTCCATGATCTCCCCCTTGTTTGTTTCCCTCACCCGCAATCACGTACTGGGCGAGGGCGTAAAGCTCGGAGCGGGTCACCCTCCAGTTGGCGTCCGCCACGAGCTTGAAAATCCGATCGGCGACCACCTTCGGCATGTCGCGCGCGTCGACACCGCCCCGGTCGTGGAGGTAGCGCGCTTGCTTGGCGGTGCAGAGACCGAGCCGCTTGCGCTCCTTGAGCCGACCAATGATCGCGCTGGCCTCGCCCTTGGTGAGGTCGCCCGGCGGCTTGAAGCCGTCGTCGACGAGCCGGCGCACCTGCCCATCGGTCGCCGGGTCGCCGGCCCACCGCTCGCGCACCACCGGGTTGACGGCACCGAGGAACGGGTCGACGGCCTGCGCGAAGTACCGGACCTTCGCCTCTCGCGCCTCGCGCTCAGCCCGCTCGACGACGAGCTCCGCGGCCCGCTCGAGGGCGGCGGAGACGTCGAGCTCCTCGGTCTCGAGCAGCTCCTCGGCCGCGGCGACGACATCGGGATCGGCGTCGTCGTCGGCGAGCAGGGAGACCGCCGAGGCGAGGCGGTGCCGGGTCGTCACGCCGGCGAAGTCGAGGACGATTGCGTCGGCCTTGCCGAGTCGGATCGACTCCTCGATGTTCGCCGCGCCGGCGGCGAGGCGCGTCGCCCGGCCAACCATCTGGCTGTAGAGCGACTTGCTCCGCGTCGGTCTGGCGATTGCGACGCACGAGCACTCGGGCAAATCCGTCCCTTCGGTGAATAGCCCGACGTTGACGATCATCTGCCTCTCGCCTCGCCGGAACCTGGAGAGCTCGAGCTCGCGCTGCTCGGCGGGCGATTTGCCGCTCAGGGCCACCGCGGCGCCGGGCTTGTAGTTGTTTATCACCGTCGCCAGATGGGTGCCGCTTTCGACGCCGGCGGCGAACACCAGCGTCGGCCGGTCGCCGGCGAGCTCGAGGAGCGGTCGCGCCACCGCGTGCAGCGCACCGTCCTCGCCGTACGCCTCGTCGAGTTGGCCGGCCACGAAGTCCCCGGCGCGGATCGAGATCCCGTCGAGGTCGACCTCGGATATGGTGATTCGCTGCGGCTTGAGCGGCACGAGCCAGCCGTCGGCGATCGCTGTGCGCAGGTCGTAGCTGCAGCTCAGGCCGCCGAAGATCATCGCGAGGCTCTGCCCGTCGCCGCGCCACGGTGTCGCCGTCACACCGAGCCGCATGGCGTGCTCGAAGTAGTCGAAGATCGCCGTGTAGCTCTTGGCGGCGCCGTGGTGACACTCATCGACGACGATCAGGTCGAACCAGTCGCGGTCCCAGCGCTCCTTGCGCTTGCCGCGCATCGTCTGCACCGAGGCAACGACGACCTCGGCCTCGGGCGACGCCCGGAACCGCCCTTGCTCGCGCTCGGCACGCAACCCGAAGTGCTCGAGTGTCGAGGCCGCCTGGAGCGCGAGCTCTGTCCGGTGGACCACCACGAGCACCCGCCCGCCCACCGACACGACGTCGGCGGCGATGCGCGCAAGTACCGGCGTTTTGCCGGTGCCCGTCGCCTGGTGGACCAACGCGCGACCGGTCTCGAACAGGTGTCGCGAGGCACGCTCGACGTGCCGCTCTTGGTAGTCGCGGAGGATCACCCGCCCGCCTCGCCGGCCACCGCGGGCGCGTAGGCGAAGAAGGCCGAGAGGCTCGGCTCGCCGCTGTCGTCACGTGCCCCGACAGCGCCGGCGATCCTTGTGAGGTTGTCGATCGTCGGGGAAGCAGTGCCCGCCACCCACCGCGTGACCGTCGCTGGCGAGACATCGAGCGCGCGGGCCAGGTCGATCTTCCGCAGCCCGGCGTGGTCCATCCACCTGGAAATACGAGCACCCAACTGGGTGGATGGAAGGGCCTCTTGCACGACGTACTATTTACATTCTAGTATAATTTCGCGTCAAGCAAATTTGACCACTATGTCAACGGCCCTAGCAGTAACACAGGGCATCGCCGGCAAGCGACCCAAAAGAGCCCCGAAGGAACCTCGGGAAGAAAAGGTCATGCTCCCTGCGACCGCCGAGTTCCGCGAGCGCTTGGCGAAGCAGCTCGAGAAGCACGGGACGAAAAAGCCGCTGGCCGAGGCCATCGGCGCGAAGCCGGCGACAATCACCCGGCTAACGAAGCCGGCCGGCGAAGCGCACAAGTTCAGCGAGTACGTGAAGCCGATCTGCGACCACTTCGGATGGCCATATCCATACCTGGCGCGCACAGACGAAGACAGGGCGTGGCACGTGCTTCGAGAGCAGTTGCCGCCTGAGGTGGCGAGGTCTTTCCTCGAGGCCATGAAGGCGACGGTGGCGGCGACAGAGTCGCGTGATAACTCCGAAGAGGAGTGAGCGACCGAAAAAAGATCGAGTCCGTCGTCAAAAGCGACGACTCGCTACCTCGTGTCGGCATGGGTCATCCGACGCAGCGAGAGTGGGACGAGGTTGGTCGCCGGCTCCGGGATCTCGATCCCGAGCTTTTCGAGCAATGGCTAAGGCTTGGCCAACGACTGGCCCAAAAATTACACAGGAGTCAAAAACGGGATTGACAGTCGGCACCATATTTTCGTAGTAGTGAAATATGGACACCACCCGACGCCCCGGACACCTGGTCGCCGGCTCAACCCCCAGACCGCAGCTCACCGCCGGCTCAACCCCCAGACCGCAGCTCACCGCCGAGCAGCGCGAGCTGGGTCTGACCAGCAAGCCGCTCCACGATCGCGCCCGCCGCGCTGGAATCCGGATCGAGAAGTGGCCCGGCGGCGGCGGGGCGCAGTTGATCGTCGGCACCGGCGCCGTCCTCCTGTCGGCTGACTGGCCGACGGTTGAGGCCTACTTGACCGCGAGGGGCTGGTAATGCTCACCCCCACCCGCGGCACCGCCACCGTCGGCGGCCGGCTCTACGTCACCCTCGACTGCGGCTGCCGTGTCCGCTGGGACGGTGAGCTGAGCGAGGTCCCGGGCTGGCTCGAGCACCGACACCCGCCGACGCTGGTCCGCGTCGAGCGCGATCGCCACGCTGCTCACGACCCGTACACCGGGCGACCGCTTCATGACCTGGCCTGGTACCACGTCCGGTCGGAGACCAAGCCGACCGGCGCCGAGCTGCCGCCGGAGCTTCCCTCCGACTCCGGCTATCACTCCGGCTATCACTCCGTCGAGGGTCAGATGTGGCTCTACTACCGACGCGAGAAGCCGGACCGACCGACCTGCGATTGGTGCACGCTGCGGAGGGTCACGTGAGACGACGACGCCCGAAGGCCTACGTCTGCCTCAGCTGTCTGCGCGAGAGCCCGACGCCCGAGGCGCACATCTCCCACGCGAAAGCCGAGGACCACCGCCGGTTCCCTCACGTCGTGGCTGAGAGCTGGCGGTCTCCGGCCCAGCTCGCGACCCGCCGGCTCAAGCGCGCCGCGAGCGCCGCCGGCCGCCCGCTCCGGGTGTTCGCCCGGACCGAGGCCTCGTTCGACGTCGCCGAGGCGGTGGGCTGGCTCCGCCGCAAGGGGCTCTCGTCGTGAGCCAGCGAGCGGTCCGCGCTGGCGAGATCGCCGTCGAGGCCGGCCAGCTCTACCGCTGCCGGCGACCCGGAGCACCGGCGCGTTACATCCGCGTCGAGCGCGTGAGTCGCGCCAGCGGCCGCACGCCGACCGCCACGGTCGTCGAGCTCACCCGGACCGGCAGGCCGAAGCGCGGCGGCGTCCGCGCGCTGTCGGCCCTCACCTGGCGCGACGAGGCCTGGCGGCTCCGCGCCGGCTACGAGCTGGTGTTGATATGAAACTCAAAGGTGCGATCCGCTCGATCGTCGACACGGCCCGGGCCTGCGACAGTCCGCTCCGCATTCGGCTCAGCCCGAACGGCGCGGCCTTCGAATCCCTGTGTGATCTCGGCGCCGAGATCGAGTCGGCCGTCTATCGCGGAGCAGGCGGACCCGACTACGTAATCGACGTGGCGGTGCTCGAGGCCGGCCGCGGTTCCGTCGAGTGCCAGAACTCTCCGTGTCGCCCCGCCACCGACGCGGAGAGCAGCAAGCTGCGCGAGCGCGGTCGAGACTGCGCCGGCCCATCAACGTTTGCGGCGGACCTGTGAAATCGATCGGATCCATTCGTCGCGACAACGACTCGGCGGTCCGGCGCAGTCGTCGGGGCGAGCGTGTATGGGCGCCCGGCTATGGCTGGATCTCGGCGGCGCAGCAGCGGGCGTTGCGCAGTCTTCATTTCGTTGGCGAGGGCCGCTCCTGGGTAATGTGGAGCGCCCTGCGGGTGCGGGTCGTCGAGTCCACGCTGCGCGCACTTGAGCGCCTCGGACTCGTCGAGATCGCGACCGGCGACTGGCTTCGCCTCACCGACGACGGCGTTGACGTCGTTCGCCGCTGGCAGGAGGCCGACGCCCGATGACATATCCAGCCCGGCACGACCTATTCGGCTTTAACGAGGCCGACGTCGTGGTCAAGCGCTACTCGTGGCCCAACGGCGAGATCTGGTGCGTTGACTACCGGCCGGACGGTCGCGTCACCCGCGAGATCGTCGGCAACTGGATTACCGGCGAGGTCTGGGGTCGGGGGTCCAGTCCGTGCTGACCCCCGAGCAAGTCGAGCTCCGCCAGTCCGGGATCGGCAGCTCCGACGTCGCCGCGCTCTTCGGCATGTCGTACCAGCGCCAGCCGATCGACGTCTACCTCGAGAAAATCGGCGAGGCAGAGCCCTTCGCCGCAAACGAGCGAACGTCGCGCGGCTCCGATCTCGAGTCCATGGTGCTTGGCTGGTACCACGAGGATGTCGGGGGCCTGAGCTGGCAGCGGCCGTCGACCCTCCGCCGGACCGACCGCACCTGGCACCTGCTCACCCCCGACGCGATCCGCGGCACGCGGGTGCGCGGCCCACGGCCGCTGCTCGAGGATCCGTTGACCGGTGCGCTGGTCGCATGGCCGCGTGAGGCGTGCGAGATCAAGACTCACGGATGGCGAGCCGGCCGCGACTACGGCGACGAGGGCACCGACGACGTCCCGGATCGCGTCCGCCTGCAGGTGGCCTGGCAGATGTCCGGGCTCGAGCTCGGGCAGATCAGCGTTGTCGCACTGATCGACACACACCTGCTGCGGGCGTTCCCCTGCGCGCGCGACCTCGAGCTCGAGGGCTACCTGCTTGAGGAGGCCGAGCGGTTCTGGATCGAGCACGTGCTCGAGCGGCGACCGCCAGACCCAGACGGCACCGAGAGCTTCAAGCGCTACATCGAGGGCCGCTTCGCCGACACCGGCGAGGTCGTCGAGGCGACCCCGGAGTTGCTCGACCTGGCCGACGCCTTCGTCTCGACCAAGGACGACCTAGACGTCGCCAAGGTGCGCCACGAGCTCGCCAAGCAAGAGCTCCAGCTCGCGATCGGCCCGGCTGCGCTGGTCGAACTCGACGGCCACAAGGTGGCGAGCTGGAAGCGCGACAGCCGAGGCCGCCCGAAGCACGCCGCGATCATCGAGGAGCTCGCGAGGGAGCTGCAACTCCCGAAGGGCGAGCTCGACACGCTCATCGACCGCCACCGCGGCGAGGCCACTCGCCGACTCATCGTGAAAGGGAGACCGTGACGCAAGCAATGCAGACCCAAAACCAGGACGAGCTGCGAGCGATCGTGAAGCAGTTCAGCGACGGCCTGGCGAAGAAGTCCGACCAGCTCACGCAGTGGTGTCGCGACGGCGGAGTTGACGCACGTGCGCTGATCCGCCAGGCGCAGCTCACCGTGAGTCGCGACTCGCGCCTCCACGACCCGCGCTCGTGGCCGTCGGTGTTCTACTCGCTGATCACCGCAGCGCAGCTCGGCCTCGAGGCCAACGGCTTCTTGGGCGACGGCTGGATCATCGCGCGCTGGGACAAGAAGGCGCAGTGCAATCTCGCCAGCTTCCAGCCCGGCTACAAGGGCCTGCTCAAGCTTATTCGTCGCTCGGGCGAGGTCAAGCAACTCCGCTCGTACGTAGTTCTCGAGGGCGACGAGATCGACGTCCGCTTCGACGCGCGCGTTGGGCGCTACGACGTCGACCACCGGATTAACCTCGCCGACCGCGGGACCGAGGTCGTCGCGGCGTTCTCCGTGGCCCACCTCGCCGATGGGTCGATCGACGTCGAGATCGTAGACCGCGCATCGATCGATAAGGCGAGGCGAGCCGGCCACGGCGACACGCCGGCCTGGAAGACGTGGCCGGATCAGATGGCCCGCAAGGTCGCGTTGCGTCGCCATTGCAATCAGCTGCCGATGTCGCCGATCGCACGCCGCGCCCTGGCGCTCGACACCGCGATCGCGATCAACGACGGGGAGCGACTCGAGGACTTGCGCGCCAGTGACCCCGACGACCCGGGCGACTACATCGACGTCAACGCCGACCACGCCGACCGTCCGCAGCTCGCAGTCGCACCCTCAGATCCCGAGCCGCCCCCACGGGCGCCGGAGCCAGCCATGCAGCCGGCACGGGCGAAGGCCGAGGTTGCCCCCGCGCCCGATGCAGCTCCGCCACCGGCAGCCTCGACGCCTGCGGCCGAGGCGCTCAAGGACAAGGTGCGCAAGCGCCGCCAGAGCAAGGCGAAAACCGACGACCTGCCCCCGATTCCACCGCCCCCGATTCCACCGCCCGACGACCCACCTCGCAAAGCCCCGACCTCCGAGGCCGACTACCTCCGGGAGGAGGTCAACGCCGGCCGGATCACCGACGACGTCCGTGCTCGCGTCCGCGCCCTCGAGGGCGACGTCAAGGTCGAGCTCGTCCTGCTGATCGACGCGGCCGCCGAGGCGCAGTCGTGATAGACGCACTCCTCCACCTGCTCGAGGCGAGCGCCAAGCGCGGACTCGACTACACCCGCGGCTGGCAGGTCGGCTGCGCCATGCCGGCGCCGGACGGGCTCGGCGGCGGCGCATGGGCGACCGACGGGCATTTCGCACTCCGGCTCGATGCGGGCGCGCTCGACGAGCGCGTCAAGGTCGAGTCCAGCGCAGCCGACCCCGACCTGCGCAAGGTCGATGAGCAGCTCGACGGCCGGACGGCTCGACTCTTCGATCTGTCACAACTGCCACCGCCCCGCCTGCCGCTCGTAGTCGACTGCGAGTGCCGAGGCACCGGGACCGTCGAGGCGTGGGGCTGCGACTGCGGCGGCTCGGGCCGGGATCTCTCACCGCCAGGGGACGCCACGTCGATGTGGGGCGGTTTCTGGGACGAGCGGTACCTGGCACTGCTCGCTCAGATCGCCTCGGACGCCGGCGACCATCGAATCCACGTCGCGGCCTCCAAGCGCGGCGCAGCCCCGGTGATCCGCGCGACCGGCAACGGCTGGACCGTGTGGGCGATCGGCCGGAACCCGGCATGAGTTACGAGGACTTCCTCGCCTCGAAGGTCGAGCGGCCCGAGTCGCACGGCATCGAGCCCGGCGCCCAGTTCGCGCACCTGTTCCCGTTCCAGCGCCGCATCGTCGAGTGGGCGCTGCGTCGGGGCCGGGCGGCGGTGTTCGCGGACACCGGCCTCGGCAAGACGCTGATCCAGCTCGAGTGGGGCTTCGAGATCGCCGGCGCCACCGGCGGCCAGGTCCTGGTGCTGGCCCCGCTGGCCGTGGCGCAGCAGACCGTCCGCGAGGCCGAGCGGTTCGGCATCGAGGCCACCTACGCGCGGTCCGCCGGCGAGGCCGAGGGGCCGATCGTGGTCACCAACTACGAGCGACTCGACCGATTCGACGTCGAGGGCTACGCCGGCGTCGTGCTCGACGAGAGCTCGATCCTCAAGAGCTTCACCGGCGCGACCAAGCGCGCGCTCGTCGAGCGCTGCGCCTCGGTCCCGTACCGACTGGCCTGCACGGCGACGCCGGCGCCGAACGATCACCTCGAGCTCGGCAACCACGCCGAGTTCCTGGGGGTGATGTCGAGCCACGAGATGATCGCCCTCTGGTTCATCAACGACACCTCGACCTTCGGGACCTACCGCCTCAAGGGCCACGCGGTCGAACCCTTCTGGGACTGGGTGGCCTCGTGGGCGATGTGCTGCACGCTGCCCTCGGATCTCGGCTACAGCGACGAGGGGTATCAGCTCCCCGAGCTGCGCCTGGTGCCGCACGTCCTCGAGGTCGATCTCCTCGAGGACCGCGGCGACCAGCTCTTCCGCATGCCCGAGCTGTCGGCCACCTCGATACACCGCGAGAAGCGCCGGACCGTCCGCGACCGCGCCGCCAAGGTAGCCGAGCTCGTCGGCGTCGAGCCGGCCGAGCAGTGGGTGGTCTGGTGCGAGACCAACTACGAGGCCGATGCGCTGGTCGGACTAATCCCGGACGCCGTGGACGTTCGCGGATCCCACTCCGCCGAGCGCAAGGAGCGGGCCGCTCTCGACTTCGTCGATGGCCGAATCCGGGTGCTGATCTCGAAGCCGTCGATCTTCGGCTGGGGGCTCAACTGGCAGCACGTCGCGCGCATGGCCTTCACCGGCGCGACGTTCAGCTACGAGAGCTTCTACCAGGCGGTGAGGCGCGCGTGGCGGTTCGGACAAGAACACCCCGTCGATGTCCACGTCGTGATGGCGCAGACCGAGGCGTCGGTCTGGCAAGTACTTTCGGCCAAGCGCGATGGCCACAACGAGATGCGCGCGCAGATGTCGGCCGCGATGCGCCGGGCGCAGGCTCGCGACTCGCACGTCGATCGGTACAACCCGACCAAGACGATAGAGCTACCGGCGTGGCTCAAGAGGAGAAGCGCGTGAACGTTATCGACTTCGCCCAGGGCGACGACTGGGTGCTCTATCAGGGCGACTGTGCGGAGGTGATCCGAGCGCTGCCCGCCGAGTCCGTCGGCCTCTCGGTGTTCTCGCCGCCCTTCAGCAATCTCTATTGCTACTCCGATAGCGATCGCGACATGGGCAACAGCGTCGACGACGCGCAGTTCCTCGCGCATTACGGCTTTCTCGCCGGCGAGCTCCTGCGGGTCACGATGCCCGGCCGGCTCTGCGCCGTCCACTGCAAGGACCTCGTGGACTACGCGGGGAGCTCCGGTCGTGCTGGCCTGCGCGACTTCCCCGGCGACCTCATCCGCGTCCACGAGGCCGCGGGCTGGAAGTACCACTCGCGGGTCACGGTCTGGAAGTGCCCGGTCCGCGAGATGCAGCGGACGAAGGCCCACGGGCTCTTGTACAAGCAGCTACGGCGCGACTCGACGTTCAGCCGCCAGGGCCTCGCCGAGTACGTCTTGGTGTTCCGTCGCTGGGCGACCGAGGGCGACGAGGTCGATCCGGTCGAACACACCGAGAGCACCTTTCCGCTGGCCCGTTGGCAGGAGTGGGCGTCGCCGGTCTGGATGGATATCCAACAGACCAACGTCCTGAACGTCGAACTGGCGCGCGAGGGCGGCGACGAGAAACACATGTGTCTCGCACGCGGCTCACTGGTGTTGACCTACGATGGCTATCGCCCAATCGACAAGGTCGCGGTCGGCGATCTCGTGCTCACCCATCGGGGCCGGTGGAGACCCGTGAAAGCCAAGGAGCGCATGGGGGTTCGCGACACGATCCGGGTCGCGGCACAAGGGGTGGCCGATCTCCGCGTGACTCCCGAACACCCTCTCTGGGTTCGCGAGGGGAGAACCGCCCACCCGCGGCGCATCGCCCGCCAGGCGCAGCCGGAGTGGATGCCCGCCGAGCGCACCCTCGGGAGTTACGTGGGCCTACCACTCCCACCGGTTGAGGACTCCGATCTAACTAACAAGGAGTGGTGGATCATCGGCCGCTGGCTCGGCGATGGCCACACCGACACGCGCGGCCGTATCCATATTAGCTGTGCACACGACGAGCTCGAGGGACTCCTCGAGGCACTGGGGGCGACAGCCGGCCACGCCTCGGCAACCGCAACCTGTTCGCAGGTCGCCCTCAAGGATCGTGGAGGGCGACTCCGCTCAATAACCAATCGCTGCGGAACCGGCGCCAGCAAGAAGACCGTCCCGGGGGAGGCGCTCTCACTCGATGTGTCCAAGTCTGAGTCGTTGCTGGCCGGATATCTGTCAGCCGATGGCCACTACGTGGCGGAATGCGATCGGTGGTCGGCATCGAGCGTCTCGCGTGCGCTCGTGCTTGGAATGGCGCTCGTGGCCCAGCGGGCACGCGGAGTTGTCGCCAGCGTCTATCCGGGGCGCAAGGCTAGCCAGACAACCATCGAGGGTCGAGTCGTGAGCACGAAGGACGACTGGATTCTGTCGATCCCACCTCGCAACGCCTCAGCGATGCTTCTCGACGATGGCGCGTGGAAAAAAGTGCGCAGCCTCGAAGACCTCGGCACATACGAGGTTTGGGACCTCCAAGTCGACGAGGACGAGTCCTTCGTCGCTGAGGGCTGCGCAGTTCACAATTGCCCGCTCCAGCTCGACCTCATCGAGCGGTGCATCGCGCTGTGGTCGAACCCAGGCAACGTCGTGCTCTCGCCGTTCGCCGGGATCGGCAGCGAGGGAGTGGTGGCCCGCCGCCTCGGCCGGCGGTTCGTCGGCGTCGAGCTCAAGCGCAGCTACTGGGAGCGGGCGGCGCGCAACCTCGACGAGGCCGGCCGCCAGCCGGATCTGTTCGCGGGGGTTGAGTGAGCGACCTCCTCACCGTTCCCGAGGTCGCCGAACGTCTGCGGATCTCGGTGCGTTCGGCCTACCGCGTCGTGCGCGACATGACCCGCGCTACAGTCGGCGGCCGGATCGTCGTGCCCGCCGCGGCGGTCGATCGCTACCTCGAGCAAAGGACAATTCGACCATGGGCAAGCTCTTCCGCCGCGGCCAGATCTACTACGCCGACCTCCGGGCCGAGGGCGCGGGCAAGGTCTCGCTCCGCACTCGCGATCGATCCGTCGCCAAAGAGCGACTCCGCCGGCTCGAGCTTGCTGCGACCGATCCAGCCGCGCACGGGACGGAAACGCTAGCGGACGCGCTCGTGTACCTGCTCGAGACGGCGATGGCCGCCGAGCCCGAGGGCACCGTCCACAGCTACACCTTTCGGGCGCGGCACCTAGCGCAGCTGCTCGGCCGCGAGACCCTCCTCCGCCACCTCACCCGCGACGACTTGCAGAGCTACGTGGCGCACCGGCTCCGGGTCGACGAGGCGAGCCCGCACACCGTCCACAAGGAGATGGTCGTGCTGCGGCGCGCGCTCAAGGAGGCCAAGCGGCGCGGGCTGTGGGCCGGCGACGCTCGCGAGCTCGTGCCCCAGGTCGACGCCAAGTACCAGCCCCGCGAGCGCTGGCTCACCGGCGACGAATACCGGGCCCTGCTCGACGCCCTGCCCGAGCGCCGCCGGCTGTGGCTCGTCGTCGCCGTCTACACCGGCGCGTGCCTCGGCGAGCTCGAGCGCCTCACGTGGGAGCACGTCGATCTCGACGGCGGCTGGGTGCGCATCCCGGGGACGAAGCGAGAGAGCCGGTGGCGCCGCGTGCCGCTCGCTGGGCCGCTTCGCGGGTGGCTCGAGGCTGTCGAGGCCAAGCACCGCCGCGGTCCGCTCCTGGCCCGCTGGGGCAACTACCGGCGCGACCTGCGCGCCGCGTGCGCCCGCGTCGGCCGCGCCGAGCGCAAGCGCCTGGTCGCCGCCGGCGCGACGCCCGACGAGGCAGCGGCCGACGCCCCGCCGCTGCACCCGGTCTCGGCGAACGACTTGCGACGGACCTTCGCCAGCTGGCTGCTACAGGCCGGTGTCGATCCGCTCACCGTCTCGCGCCTGCTCGGCCACAGCTCGACGCGCATGGTCGAGCGGGTCTACGGGCAGCTGTCGCCGGCCATCTACCGCGGCGCGATCGACCGACTCACCGACTGGGACGCCGGTGGGCCTGACAGGGTGCCGCTGATGGCGCTGGGTGGCGAACATGGCAATGACGAAACGGAGACAACCAGTGGAAATGAAGTGCCCAGGGACAGAGTCGAACTGCCGACACGCGGATTTTCAGTCCGGGTGTTGGTTGGCGGAAAGGGTGGGAAGTCGCGTGGTTGAGCCGCGCGACGGGGCCGCTGAGACGGTGGTGGGCCAATGACTAACCCCCGCTTCAAGCCCGGCGACCGGGTCCACTACAGCAGCGTCATCGGCGAGCCGCCCGTGAGCACTCATACGGTGCGGGAGGTCCGGGTGAGTGGGGACTGGCACGACTTCCCCCTCTACACCCTATCGGACAAACCCGGCTGCGTTGCCGAGGCGGCGCTGAGTCCGGCGGAGTCCGAATGGCCACCCGGGCACGCTGCCGAATTCAAGCTCCGCGAACAGCTGGCGCTGGCGGTGCGGGCGCTGGAGGCCGTCGTATCCGCAGCTGGCCTGGTTGGCCTGGCCTATCATGGCATCGAGGAGGTGGCGGCGATCGAGCGCTGCGAGGACTCTGCTCGTGACGCGCTCGCCCAGATCCGCGGCGAGACCGCCGCCGAGCCCGTGCCCCGGACCGACGGCGAATGGTGGGTAGTGCGCCTCGAGCCCGGCGTTTGGCTGGACGGCGCCGAGGGCGACCCGGGGCGCACCTGCGACGCCGCGAGCGCCTGGCGATTCTCGAGCCGCCGACTAGCCGAGGCGGCGCTGGGGCAGGCCCGCACGTGGCGCCCGTTCCGGGGCGCGATAATCGCGATAATCGAGGAGTGTCGGCGGGGGTTGGGGGCGTGAGTCTGGACACTTACGGCCGTGCCAGCAAGAAAACGCACGGCCCTTTGATTTTAGGGTTGACTCCGAGGCTGCCGGTACGTAGAGTGTACTCATGACGACGACGCAAATCCTGGACGCCCGCTACCTCGACAGCCTCTCGCCCGACAGCGATGCCGCCGTGGCCGCGTACGTCGCCCTGCGCCGCCGCTACCGCTGCACCGCCTGTGTCTACGCCGAGAGCCTCGCTGCGCGCCTCCTGGCCCGCAGGAGGGCGTAGGGCGAAGCTGGAGCGGACGATCAACCCCGAGAGTAAAGGACACCGACCATGACTACGACCACCGACACCGTCATCACCTACCAGCGCGCCTACGTCCCCGGGCAGATCACCCTCTGCGACGGGTGCGTCGAGGCCGACGACCACGGCGCCGGAGCGCTCGGTTCCGTGAGCCACGGGGCGCACCGGGGAGAGTGCGAGGGTGAGAACCACGGCGAGGCCCGCTACACCCCGTGCTCGGCCACCGACATCCCCGAGGGCGTCCGATTCGACATCCCGCGCCGCAACCAAGGGCAGACCATCGAGGTCGCCTACGGCGGATTCTCTCGCGCCGGGCACGACGAGGGCGACGACTACCGCCGCACCCTCGACCGCTCCACCGGCGAGACCACCTACGCGCGGCTCGTCGAGAGCGACTGAATGCCCCGCGGTGGCAAACGCCCCGGCGCCGGCCGTCCGCGGTCGCGCCGGGTCCGCCTCCAGGCGTACGTCGAGCCCGAGTTGGCCACGGCGGTCGAGCGGGCGGCCGACGATGCGTGTCTCGAGATCCAGGACTGGCTGCGGGCGGCGGTCAAGATCGCGCTGGAGATGCGGTCCGATGAGTTGCGGCGAGCGGTGGGGCTTCAGCCCCCGGCGCTAGACGAGGGGCTGCACCTGCCGTGATCACTCTCGCCCAATGCATCGCCATCGTCGTCGACCACTGGTTGGAGACCGGGGTGATCCGCGAGGTGGGCGACCGGCGGCGGCTGCGCAAGGGCGATCAGTCGATGCGCGTCTACGGGTCGAACCCCAAGCGCTACATCGTAATCAGCCCTTGCGCCCTCGACCGCCAGACTCGCGACACGCTACACGTCTGGCTCGCCGGGCATTGCCTCGCGCGGTCCGTGGTCGGCCTCGAGTGGAGCGGGCCGGGCTAGCGGTCCGCTGTGCCCGCACCCGGGGCACCGCCCCATCCGCCCCTTGCTGCCGGCGACGACCTCGAGCACTCGCCGACAGCCGGCCGGGCAGCTGCGCGTGATGCCGCCGACGACCTCGAGGGTCACAGCGCCGCTCGGAGTTGCCAGAGCCTCGCATCGGCGCCACGAATTTCCGACCCGTCGGCGAACTGGACGTAGGCCTCGTCGTCGCGTCCGTGTCCACAGCACGCGTTGGCGACGTCGGGCAGCGTGCCGAGGCAGCCGTCGTGACCGGCGACGGTGGCCGCACGCCCGCACTCGCCGCACGGTCGGTCCGCGGCGTCGGCTACCGGCTCGCCTGTGTCCGCGTAGAGCCAGCGCCCGTCGACGCACGTGATTGGATGGCCGCGCCAGAGGCCCGAGACGCTCACGGTGTCCTCAGATACCGCGCGCCCACCAGCCACGGTCTCGGGTTCACCGGCCGATAGACGTCCACCGGGCTGATCTCGAAGTGCAGATGCGTGGCGTCTCGCGCCCGCGGGTTGTCGCCGACCACGATGACGCCCTGCCCGAGCTCGACGGCGTCGCCGACCTTCACCAGCTGGCAGTCGGCCTTGCCGTGCATGAAGCCGGAGCGCTCGCCGTTGCCGTGATCGATCCAGACCCGCCACCCGGTGCCGATCCGCGAGCTCGCCATCACCACCCCCGCGGCCGGGGCGATCGCGCAGGTGCCCGGTGGGATCCACCACCGCCGCTTGCCGCCGCGCATGATCGCCCCGCCGTCGCCGACCGGGACATCGGGGTCGCTGTCGAGCCAGCGATAGAACATGTCCGCGCCGTTGTGTGTCGGCCGCGATGGGTTCTCGGACTTGAACCCGGAGGTGATGATGGGCTGGCGACCGTCGGCGAGCAGGCGAAGCGGCCAGCACTTCTCGATCGGGTCGAGCTCCGCGTCGATCGACGCCGCGGTCCGCGCGCCGAAGATGCCGTCGACAACGAGCGGCGGGTGGCGCTCCTGCCAGAAGCGGACGAGCTCGCCGGGGTCGAAGGTGATCGCGAGGTTGTCGTGCTCGGCCCACCAGAAGTCGACCATCGCCTCGAGCTGCCGCCGCCGCCGGTTCGGCTTCATCACGTCGACCTCGTGTGGCTGTACTCGGTGCCGCGGCGGGCCGAGAGCATCCGCTTGACGATCCCGGGCTCGGCATGGAGACAACCCGGGCAGCGCCGGGCGCCAGACGGGTCGCGGATCGCAGGGCGCTGTCCGTCCGGGTCGTCGGCGCCGTCGCCGCAGGCCGATTCCATTTGGTCGCGGATAGACGGCTCGAACAGGTGGTAGAGCGGATCGGCCCCGGTGCCGCCCGGCAGCCAGGCCCACGTGAGATTCACTCGTCGGTCCCCTCGAGCCTCGCGAGCCGCTGCTCGTGGTCGACCACCTGCTGGCGCAGTTCACCGATCCGCTCGTGCAGCTCGCCGATCTCGGAGTCGAGCTTGACCTCGAGCCGCATTCTGAATTTGCGCGCCTCGTCGCACTCGCGATTCAGCATCTCGTGGATCTCGAGCACCTTGTCGGAGAGCGCGCGGTACAGCCGGGCCTCGCCGGATGCGGCGTCGGGGAGGTCGCTCGAGTCAAACTCGACGGTCGGGCGTTTGTCTGTGGTCATCGTCGTCTCCGTCGCGGGGTCGAGGTCGGCTTCGAGAG